GTTCTTACTCTGAGAACCGAATTAACACTTTTGTGCTTAAAATGATTAATAATAACAATCAATATTTACGTGAAGTTAAGGATTGCGCCTTAGCACCCAATTTACATCGGGTTCGCAATGTTAATTGCGAGTGTGGTTATAATCATGAAGCGTCGGATAGCGCCGACGAAAGCCTGCCATTGTATGACGAATTTCTTCGTTATACCAACCTTGGGTTGCATGGTGGGTGGACTTATGAAGCCAGGGTTTCTTTGGATTCAGGTGTTCGAAAAATGTATTCTCGTTTGCGAGCTAGGAAGGCTAAACAACGTGTTTTCACGTGTATGGACCTTCTTAAGAAGATACGATCATTTGTAGTCGAGTATACTAATTCTTACGATCTGTCAACCCTAGCCGTTGAGCAATATGCTCAACGACAGGCGGAAATAAGTTCTGGTGATGTTGTGTTATATCATTTCTGTAGTTGTAAAAGTTCCATTCTTGATTTTAAGCGTTGTCGCGTTGGCAAGGATGGTTACTACATGATTGATGGTAACAAGGCTTGGATAGATGGAGCGGAGGTCTCATTATTCGAGTTAGCTAGCTATTATCAACACATGAGTGATGATGATGAAGATAGCCAATTACTTGCCAATCAATTTGTAACTAAGTATGAGATGCGGAAGTGGTTCTTTGAAAGTTGGATCAGTTGTGTTAGAGAGTTATCTTTCAAAGCGCATGTTCCTTCTTGTGCGAATTTTGAGGTTATCTTCAATGATCGCGCAGTCAAAGCACCAATCATCTATTCGTTAGCGAAAGGTGATCCGAAGTATGCTCGTTCCAAATTAGGCTTGACTTTATTTTGGCGTTGCCGTAATCAATATCTTTTGAAGGCGATTATGGTAGCCATGTATTTAGTTGGAGCCGATGCAACCCATGTTCTAGCTCCACAAACTAGTTTTGTGGATAAAACTTTTAGATTTTATTGGAAGGCTTTGACTCATTGCCAAGGGCTTATGTCCTGGTGCAATGAATTCTTTCAAGAGTTGACTGATCATGCTAGTGATCAATTAGCCTTGATGTGTGCTGATGGGGTATCATTGTTGGATTATTTCAATGATGATATTCTAGTGGTGTTAGCACACTGCCTTTTAATATATATTTTGTATAAACTTCCATCCATTTGGAGATTTGGTGTAGGTCTGATCGGGGTGATCTTCGGTTTGATCTATTTTATTAAATCCCTATTTTGGTCTTGGCTTACAGCTCCTTCTTTTAAAGATAAAGCACGCCCGAGGTTATCCTTGGACGGGGCGTTTGTTGAGTCTGTGGTGATCCATAGCGATAAGAAGGAGTATGTGGTTAGGTTAGGTAGTGAAATCTATAAGTTGCCTGAGGCACCAACAACCAAGCAGGTGACATTGGAGATGTCAATGCCTGGTAGCGCTTTATACCCAAGTGCTTTCCGGGTTGGTGTTTTTGTTGTGGCAACGCAAAATGAAGAAGGAATCTGTTCCTTGATTGGCATGGGTTGTAGGATAGGGGACTATCTTGTGACTGCCGGTCATGTAGCAAATTCCATCTTTTCAGGAAATGCAACTCCCGTTGTTATCCCTTTTACTAATGGTAAAAAGGTGAAAGTTAACGTGGCTAAGTTGCGTAGACTTGAACGAGAGTTCTTTGATCCTGATAATTCAGTGAATTTTGGAACTTGCGATTTATTCGCTTCGGAGCTAAGTGCTTCGTTTTGGTCTAAGTTTGGGATAGTGAGTGTGCGGACAGATAAGCCAAGCACTTACAACCAGCAAGTTAGTACAGTAGGAGTTAGGGACGATATTCTAGTTACGGCAGTTGGTAAGACTCTAAGTGGGTCTGGATTTTATAATCTTTACCATACTGCTTCGACGAATCCAGGTTTTAGTGGAGGTCCAGTTTATGCTGGTACTTCTATAGTAGGTATTCATTATTGCGCCAGTGGCGATAAGAATGAAGCTATACGAATAGAAGTTATTTTACATTATCTGGGAATCGCTCTGGAAGCTACCGAGGATTTGGTGTTTACAGATCGAGAGGATGTAGTCAAATTACATGGAGAAGAGGGCAAGATTCATCTTGTCCCTGGGTTAGGTCATGTTTGGTTAGGTTATTCTGGTAGGGAAGAAATTCTCAATGAGGAATACTATCAGATGAAACTACAACAATATGGCTACCAC